GCCGCAATGTTCTGATTCTGCCAGGCGGCCATCCCAAGAGCATCCGGAGCCACAGGGGCCGCAATGTCCTGATTCTGCCAGGCGGCCATCCCGATAGCATCCGGAGCCACAGGAGCCGCAATGTCCTGAGACTGCCAGGCGGCCATCCCGATAGCATCCGGAGCCACAGGAGCCGCAATGTCCTGAGACTGCCAGGCAGCCATCCCGACAGCATCCGGAGCCACAGGAGCCGCAATGTCCTGATTCTGCCAGGCGGCCATCCCAAGAGCATCCGGAGCCACAGGGGCCTCAAAGGCAGGCAGGGGGTCTCCCGCCTGCTGCAAAGGGCTGCCCCCATTAAGGTCGTTAATGACCTTAATGTCCTTAATGACCTTAACTTCCACAGGAGCCGCAATCTCCTGGCCCTGCCAGCTCGCAGCCCCAACAGCCTCCGGCATCGGCCCGGCATCCACCGCAGTCACGGCAGCAATACCGGCAACCGCACCCAGCGCGGCAGACCGCAGTGCCGGAGCCGCATTGCGCACGCCAGCGGCCATGGTCTCCATCATTCTCTCACCGGAGAGCGTCAGGGTACTCAGCGGCCCTTCCTTGGCATCGGAAAAAGGGAGGAGATTCCGGATCTTCTGGAGCCCTCCCTTCACCAGATTCACCGGAGCCATAATCATGGACTTGATACCGTCCATGAATGTCCGGATCAGCTTTGCTCCGGCTTCGGAAAGATCAAGTCCCTCCAGAAAGCCCGTGATGCCGGAAAACGCCTGGATCATCCATCCCACAGGGGTCAGATTCAAAAAGGCCCACTTGACCCCCTCCAACATCATGCGGGCGGCGCCGATGACGCCCCCCGCAATCCCTGCGATGACATTCGCCACAGCCCCCAGGGACGCACGGATCCAGCCCGCCACCCGCCCAATGCCTGCCCCGAGACCGACAAAGGCAGACAAGACCCAGCCCGCCAGCGTAGCAGCCATGGACAGAGGGGTCAGTGCGATACGAATGGCCCAGGCCAGGAGACGGAAGGCACCGCCCAGCACACCTCCAACAACGGCACCCAGCGTGCGCCAGCCCGAGGCCTCCGTAGCCCCCGCTGCACCGAACAAAGCCGCCCCCACCATGGCAATGGCCCGACCTGCGGCCTGAAAGGCAAAGGACAGGCTGTCCACCACGGGCCGCACAATCTCCATCATGCCCTCCGTTGCGGAGGTAAACCCGTCCCAGATCCCGGAAAACAGCTCCTTGATGCGGTACGCCACCTTTGCAACCGTTGTCACCAGCCCCACCAGTCCGGCGGCCTTGATGTCTGTGGCCAGCTGCCCCTCAATGGTACCCACCGTGCCGGACAGGGTCGCAAACACAGCCCGCACCCCCTGCACCACCAGCTGGATCTTCCGCCACCAGCCCGCCAGGGTATCCGCCATGCCGCCGAAGTTTGTTTTCCATGCCAGGGCCAGGAGCGCCACAGCGCCCACCACCACCCACACAGGCCAGGAGATGGCGGCCACAGCCGCACCCAGCGGGGCCAGCGCAGACAAAACAAAGGGCACCACGGCCCCCAGGGCCGACCATGCGGCGGCAAATGCCGTCACCCCCAGAGCCGCCACAGCCACGCCGCCCACAATCAGCATCAGGGCCTTGCCTGCGGATGTGCGGGCCAGAGCAGACAAAACATCCACCACACGTCCAATGGCCATGGCCACCGGCGTCACAATGGGCAGAAACACAGTGCCTATGGTTTCAGCAAGGTTATGGAATTTCTGGCGGTTCAGCTCCATGACGGCCCCGAGATCCCGGTTCATGGCGTCCGCCATTGCGGTGGTGAATCCCTCTCCCTGCTGCATGGCGCTGCCCATCTGTGCAATGCTGCCAGACAGGTCATCCACCTTCCCGTACAGGAGGTCGATGACGGCAACGGCCTCGGACGTTCCAAAGGCCTTCTGGATTTCCATCTTCTCCATGGCATCCAGGGTGTCTCCGTACTTCCCCTTCAGTTCCCCCAGAATGTCCGGAAGAGACAGAAGCTGGTTGTTGCTGTCCATGAATTGCAGCCCGAGCTTCTCACCGGCACCGGCCGCAGATTGCATCAGGGCCTTGTATTTTGTGCCAGCCTCCCCCCCGCTCATGGTGGCCTGTAGCATCCCCAGGACAGACAACTGCTCTTCCAGTGGCACCCGCGCAGAGGTTGCGGTTGCTCCCAGGGAGGATATGGCCTGGGCCATACCGGAACCGCTGGTCTTGAACGCCTGAACGGATGCGGCAATACCTGCGGAAAACACCTCGCCGAACTGCATGTCCGAGAGTTCCCCGTACATGCCCTTGTAAATGCCGTAGCCCGTGGCAAACAGACTGGTCATTTCCGCTGTGGAGCTTTTGGTCGCCTTGCCCGTCAGTGCCGCCAGCTTTGTAAATTCCGCCACGCCCGCATCGGTCAGGGAGGCGATACCGCTTTTGATGTCGTAGGCCGCAGCGATGAACTGCGGCTTTGTTGTACCGGCCCATGTACCTGAAAACTCCTCCGCAGCGCGGGACAGCGCATCCATGTCCCGGATGCCCACGGAGGCCAGCTCCCCCAAGGCGGCCTGAGTCTCCAGTGTCGCTCCGATGCACGCGCTGAATCCGCCGACCACCAGACCTGCGGCCAGAGCGACCGGAGCCATAGCCCTGGCCAGGCGACCCATCTTTGTGCCCAGGCTGTCCGCCTCCCGGCCCGCATCCCCCATCCGGCCCCGGATACGCTGCAAGGGGCCCGTGACATGATCCACAAGGCTCATCATTGCCTGTACGGCGAACACGTTTTGCAAGCCCATTATTTTCCTCCCATCACCCTGCCAAGCCCTGTGAACATGCGCTCCTCCAGCCAGAGGGCCGCCGCTGCATCCCGCGCAAAACTCTCCGGATCCGATGGCGGGTTCCCCAGCCAGAACCGGATCAGGAGCGCATAACAGGCCAGATCAGACCCCTCCAGCTCCGACCTGGCCTCCCGGATCAGTTTCCCAGGTCAGCAAACCCGGCGGCTTCCAGGAGGGCATTGCCGAAGCTGGTGGGGAGTCCCGGATACGCATCAAAGGCCTCCAGCATGGCCTGCTTGTCATCCGCATGTACGCAGTGGATGCACAGACTGCGGTACGCAAGACCCGGCTTCTTTCCGACCTTGGCCTGGCAGCGCTCCACGGCCTCGGCAGAGGGCCTGCGGAAGCGAAAGTGCACCTGAACTTCCTCATCGTTATTGAACCGGTCCACAAATGCGTGGCGGATTTCTCTGTAATGTTCCGTCATACGGCCTCCTTATCCCGCCTAATAGGCGCTCTTGTCGTTCCATTTAATGGGAGAAAGGATCACAAAATCCAGCTTCACCGCCCCGGTGTTGTCGTCCTCCTGCTTGCCGCTGGTGTCCTGTTTGGTCACCATGCAGTCGGGCAGGGTATCCACCACCACGGGCTGATCGTCGTTGCCGTACTTGGCGATGATGGGAAAGGGTTTTGCCTTATACACAGACCCCCCCAGAGCGGCCCGGAGGCGCTCAAACTCATCTCTGTCCAGGGACATGGATCCCGCGGCCTTGTAGTTTTTCCGGCCCCAACCCCTGGGGGTCGCACCCTTGCCGTAGCGTGCCTCGATGGCCCGCTCATCGTTGTAGCTGATCTCCGTCACGCCAATGGCCAGGCCACCCGGCAGCATGATCTCAACACTTTCCCAGTCGTACAGATTCCCGTTAACCGGCATAAATCCCCCCCATGATTAGACCCCCCATGATTAGACCCCCCTTAATTCAGGCGCGGGTCAAAATTGGACCCCGCATACACATAGCTGGCAAACAGCTGGATACTGCGGATGATGGGAATGCCGATCAGCGTCATCTTCACCCCCACACCGTTGTTCACGATGTCCTGACCGGGCGGGATTTCCACCACATGCCCCGCCATCTCCTGGGGCAGGGCAGCGACCATGGTATCCAGCGCCCCTTCGATGTTGGCCTTGAGGAAGTTCAGGCCGCCTGCCCCCCCCTCCACCAGCGCGTCTCCCGCCTCATCGTACATGGATTTAAGGGCGGCAATCCGTGCCTTGCGCACCGCCTTAAAGACCGTCCGCAACACCTCCTCGTACTGGTAGTCGGAGGTAACATCCGCCAGTGTCCGGCCCTCCCCCCAATAGGGTGCGGCCAGACCCGCATAATATTTGGCCGTGGCAAACCGGGCTTTCTCCAGCGCCTTCTGCATGGCGGATGTGAAGCCCTTGGGCAGACTCCCCTGGGAAATGCCGCCGTCCCGCACCCTGCCCGCCGCCCGCTGCACAGGGATAGACATCACGCGCCCCGCCAGCAGCCCGCCCCAGTTCCGCCTCAGCCGCCGCCCCGTACTGTCGGACACCTCCCCGAATGCAGCGCACACGGCCACAAAACGGTGGGCGTACTGGGCCGATTGCGCCACCAGGGCCGCCACCCAGTCGTTCAGGCTCTCGGCAGCCGTGGGGATCCGGGCCTCCGCCCGGAAATAGGTCGGTCGGTGGGCGTTCCACAGCGTGTCCGCCATAGCCCCCATGGCGGCCCAGTCCGCAGGGCCAGACGGCCCCGTAACATATACGGACTCCACGTCATACAGCCCCAGTGGGGCCTCAATGGCCGCCAGCACGGCGCTGATGGAAGCCACCGGGGCCGTGGTCGTGAACGAATACGTAGTCCCGGCAGTCAGGGCCGTCGTCGGAGCAGTGATGGTCACGCCCGTTGACCCGACGGGGATGACACCATCTGTGGGAACGGTTTTTTCGGCACCCCAGGCGTACCCGTCCAGGCTCAATTTGTATGTGGCCTCATTGCGCATCCCGCCCTTGACGACGGCCAGCGTCACGGCAGCATCCGCCAGAGCCGTACCGGAGACGGTGACAACCGGCCCCGCACCTCCCTGCTGGGTCACAGCAGACACCGCGCCGCCGCTGCCCGTCACAGGCACGGCAACCACAACGGGTGACTGACCGCCCGTTGCAAAGAGATCCCGCAGCCTGTCAACGAGGATGCCCACGCCCAAAAGGCCTGTCAGATCAGAGTCCTTGCCCAGGAGGTAAGCCCTGCCCGGAGTCCCCAGACTGCAACAGCCCGCAACCATGACAGCGCCATCCACCCCGCCCGGAGCCAGTCCACTGGTGCCGTCCACGATAAATGTCGTTACATCCCCCATACGTCCCCCTTATATCTGGATATTTCCGCCGCCCTGCGGCCGCTTCCGGAATGCGTTCAGCGCCTTTGTGAACTGCGCCTCCGATACCTGCCGTCCTTCGGCCCACCCTGCGGCCATCATCATGCCAGCCACCTCCCATGCAGGCACAGAGAGCCTTGCCCCCAAAAGACCTGCATCTTCCAAAAAGGGGTCAGACCCCTTTTGTTCCTCCACGGTCCCCTTTTTTTTCGTATCCACCTGTTTTTCCTCAGGCATGTCTTGCCTCCTATGTGATGGTAATGCCGCTTTTCACATCCACGGCCCGGATCAGGGGCAGATCCGCATCCCGGCAGAGCATCCACTCAAACACCAGATGCAACCCCACGTTCCGCTCCACAAACACCTCCACCGGCTTGCGGACATATCCGCCACGCACAGCCTGCTCCACCCGTATCCGCACCAGATTCCCGTCGCTGTCGGCCATCCGGTTCGGCAAAGCTCCGATAAACTCCCGGACAAAGCCCGCCAGCCAGCCCTCATCATCGCCGTACACCACGGCACGGACGGGCAATCTCACCCGATACACCTGGCTCCGGATGCGACGATGAACGCCCGTCGTCCACTTGCCCACCCGCTTCGGCGCACGGGTGTAGCTCTCCGGCAGAAACTCAAGCTCCATGCGCCGGGCAGGATCCAGACGGCTGGGAGTCTCCGCCCTGCGCATCACCTTGTCCGGAGCCAGCCCGCACAGGGTGGCCGTGTCCCGGATCTGCGCCTCCGCCAGTGCCCTCACGATTTCCTCCCGGTCAGTGCCCGCTTCAGGAAGTCCTCCATCAGTGCTTCCACCTCTTCCCGGTCTTCCGCGTTCTCGCCCAGATAGGCCCGCTGGGGGATGGTCACCTTGTCCACCGCCGCCGTTTTACCTCCCACCCTGAACATCAGCTTTTTGGCCGTTTTGGGAACAATCTCGCCGCCATACTGGTGGATGGCTGCGTATTTTCGGTTAGAGCCCCACACCACCTGCTCACTGGAGGCCTCATAGGTGACAGAATCCCGCAGATGCCCACCCTGGATCAGGGTCTGGCCTGGCCCGGAGGAGGGCTTCCAGGGTTTTCCTTCCGGATCCACACCGCCCTCGAACCGTCTGCCGGTGGCGGCCACCATGGCCATGCCAATGGCTTCGGCAAGCTCTTTCTTGGCCGCCATCTCAGACATCGCCCCCTCGCACCACTTCCGCATCGGGCCTAAATCCATCTTGAAACCTGCGCCGGCCATTACAAAAACCCCCGCAGCAGGGACTCCGTGAAAAAGGGCGTACCTGCATCCTGCATCACACCCCCTGAGGAGGCGGCAGGGAAGGGGTTCAGGATGCCCCTGCGGATGGCATCCAGATCCGCCTCCGCCTTTCTGCGCTCATGCAGCAGGGGATTCCATTCCGTGGTGCCGCCGCCCTCGGATTGCACAAGGCTCGTGATGGCAGCAACGCTCCGCCATGCGGAAAGCACCGCGGCAATGCGGGTGAGAATGGCAGAACTCCCGTTGTATCCACCAAACCCTCCGGCCAGCAGTGCCTCTGCCATCTCCCCGTGCACCGCTGCCATGGCGCGGTCCACCACGCCGGGGTTCTTGCCGTCCGCCGCATCCAGATAGGCTGCCAGCACGTATTGGGTCAGATCCTCCCGCGTACACCAGGCCATGCCACCCCCTTTTGTCTCCCCCCCACCGTTCACGGTGAGCTTCACCCTTCGACCGGCTCAGGGCGAACGGATTTATTTCCCCACCGTTCACGGTGAGCCTGTCGAACCGTGAGCTTTAGATAACGCCCGTAATCAGCGCACCGGCCGCTCTGGCCGTCACAATCTCCGCCAGGGAATGCCCGACCCGCACCCGGTCCCCGCCCCGGAGTCCGATGTCCTTATCAAACCAGGTGGTGGCCACGGGCTTGCCGTAGGGAACGGTCATCCCCCAGGTGATACCCGCCTTGCTGGTCGCCTGCCGGTCCTGGTAGTGCAGGCAGATGGCATTCCCCCAGGTGCGCTGCATGTTCACCGCCTCTCCCTTGCGGGCGTTGTTCACAAAACTGCCCGCCACAAAGAGGTTTTCCAGCTCCAGTTCCTCCATGATCTGCTGACGTGTCACGGAACCTTTGCCGGACGACGTCGGGAATATGGCCTTGATGACGTTCGGATGCCGCCGGAGCTGGCCCCACACCTTCTGGTTCAGCACCATGGTGTTGGGCCGGATGAACATGTCATCCAGAATGGCGTTCAGCATTTCCATGGGATCAGCCGTGGGATCCGTCAGCTTGTCTGCGGCGGCACATGCCGTCACGTTGTCTGCCAGATAGTTATCCGGATCCTGGCAGAGCGTCGCCACGCGGACTTCCCGGTCAAGGGCCAGCAGATGCATGATGTATTCAACGGACTGGCCATGCACGTCGATCCCGGCAGCTTTGCCCCGTTCCACATCCTTCAGGGGAATGGGGTCTTCAATGCCAAAATCCGTGGTATGGGCCGTCACCTCACTGCCCTCGAAGTTCACCTCCGTCACACGGCCCCGTGATCCCACACGGGTCTCGGGAACGGTAAAGCCCTGGGACAGTTCATGGACATGATACCGGAACTCCTCCGTGGCCACCGCCGGTGCCCGGAACAGAACATCGTCGGCCACCAGCGTGGTTTGCGGGTTGCGCCAGGCCATGGCAATGGCCGTCAGTTGCGGGTTTGCAGGTACTCTCATGATAAAATGCTCCTCACGCTTAGGGCAGAATGCCGGGTGCATGGATGAAGGGGGCAATTACCCCCTCTATGGCCGACACATAGGCAAACCCGATGATACGGGAGCCGCTGACAGTCGCCGTGATAGCCCTTCCTTCGGCGTCGCTGGTGAGGGGGGAACCCGCCGCCACCATGCCGCCGAAGCGCACCTCCGGGAGCCCGGAGAGCACAATGTCCACCTCGTGTGCCCCTGTGCTGCCATCGGCAGTGCTGACGCCCAAAAGGGGATCCGTTGCGGCCGTGGCCAGTGTCACCGCATAGTCCTTGCTGCCGCTGGCCACAATCCGGTACGGCAGCACCGTCCCTTCCGCAAACAGTGTCTTGATCAGTCCTGGGTTCGCCATCGTTACTCCTTGCCTTTGGCGGTCACATGGGCCACCGCCTGAGTGGTCGTCAGCACAACACCCTTGCCGCGCATTTCCTCCTGATACGCCACCGCCTGATGGGCAATGTCGTCTGCGGTCAGGGATGCGGCCTCACCGTTGCCGATCTCCGAAAATTCCACCTGCTTCGGGAGACGGCGAAGGAAGTCCCTCAGCCATGCCGCACGGGTGGTGCTTGTCTTCTCCTCCCCCTCGCCGAATTCGACGGTGCCGTCCTCCAGGGTGGCCATGAATTCCGCCAGCCCCTCGGCCTGGGCCGGAGTCAGCCGTCCGCCGTCCACCAGCTCCTTCACGGCAAACTCCGCGTCACGCCTGCGCTGACGTTCCGCAAAAGCCGCCTCGCGGGCCTCCAGGTCTGCCAGCCGTTTATCCAGATCCGCCACCGGCCCTGGGTCTTTTTGGTTCTTGTCCTTTGTCACATCCGCCTCCCTGTCTGTTTTTTCTGGGTCTGTTTTTTCTGGTTCGCCGAACTCCGGAACTGCCGTTGCCGGGGACTCCCTGGCCAGTTCGCTCAGACGCTCCAGCTCCCAGTCCGGTATCACCTGGTCTGCGGTCTCCTGGCCGAACTTTGTCAGGAAAAAGTCCCGCAGGTTCCGCCACAAACGGGACGTGCGGGTTTCACCCTCTCCGAAATCAATGCACACCACACCCGTTTCCCCCTCCCCGAACGATACCGGATGCAGTCCCTTTACCGCAGGTGGCTGCGCTCCGAGGAAGCCGACGTGTCTCAAATAAAGGTGGCCAGGTTTCGGGTTCGCCGGAGAATCGGGCAGGTAAAACGATGCCGACCTGTTGGGCCAGCGTCCGCTTCGGACACCTTCCGCAAAGGACGGCTCCACCTGCTCCGGATCGGCATACAGACGACCGTCGCGGCAAAAAAGACTGCCGACCCAGCCATAGGCAGGGTCATCGTGTTTGGGATGACCGATGACAAAGGGCGCACGGTGCAGTTTCGGATCATAGGCATCCACCACGGCCTGAAGGTCTGCTTCGGAAAAGGCAAACTCCCGGCCATCCATGGCGCGGTGGGTGCCAGCCTTGAAAATATCCGTGGGTTTCATGAAACCTCCTTGGTTGAATCAGGGGCTTTCCCCCTTCGATATCCAAGGTTTCCATGATTGGCAAAAGCGTAGGGTTTCAAGTGTTTACAAAAGGAAAGGGCGACCCTTGCGGATCGCCCTGAAGTGTTTTTTTCAAAAAAGGGGTCAGACCCCTTAAAAGGTGTGTCTTTTTTTAAGGGGTCTGACCCCTTTTTTGGACTGCCGTGATTAAGGCCCTTAAAGACCTTGGGAGCCCCCCTTAAAATAAACCACAACCCGTTTACTGGCGTTTACTCTGCGTCCAAAGGGCAGCACCCATAGAATGGATGCCTTGAAACGGGATCGTACCCCAGAAGGCCCCTGATGCGTTCTTGCACAAATCCCCTCCGTGTCGTATCTTTTATCTACCGAAGGTGCCGCAGGGGAGTCGCCCCCATCGACCGGCACCGGGCGTGCCGCACGGCGAACTCGTGCAGGTGCCACCGAACGGTGGGGGGATCGTCAGACGGCGGTCCCCTCACTGCGTCAGCGGCCCCAGACCAGCTTCCCCTTCCGGAGGGCAGCAAGTTTTCGCTCCTTGCCCATGGGGATAAAGGTCCACCCCACAAAACGCCCCCCCTTGGATTCCGCAATCAGGATCAGGGCCTTGTTGCTGCTCAGCTCCACCACCTTCACCAGGCGTTTCCGCAGCGCCACCTTGCCCGTGGGCTCGTGCCGCATAAACTCCATCCAGATTTCAAAGGGATCCTCCAGCACCTCCGGCAGAAAAGGAAGGAAACTGGCCCGGTCCAGAGGCAGATGCCTGGCCAGAATCTCCGCATTCACCAGCACGGAAGAGCCGTCCGGCAAGGTAAAAACCTTCTCTTTCCCGCCCAGAATCCGCTCCATCTCCTTCCCGATGCCATTTCTGTCCTGCAAGGCCCTGCCTGCACCGGCCTTCGGGGTGTCCGCCGGTACGTTCAGGGGGCGGCCATGATCCTGCCAGTCCCCCTTTGTGAGGGGTGTCCAGTCCTTCCACTCTCCGGAGGCCTTCAGCCGCTCCAGATCCGCCTGGGAGTAGAGCCGCCCCATGTCCGCCTTGCCGGGGTTGTAGGCGAACCCTGGCCCGACACCCCTTGGCACCTCCACGGGCACGTCCCCGTCCGGTGTTTTCACCAGCACGGTCTCCATTTCCGTCTTCGGATCTTCGGACACCGTCAGACCGCGTTTTTCCATCTGGTGCCTGCTGAGGCTCTCCACCGTGCACTTGCAGCCCCATCCGTTCATGGGATAATGGGTATCCCACCACGGATGATCCACCGGCAGCACCGTCCCGCGCCAGCTCTGGTGCAGCTCCCGCCGCTTCCCGCCGGTGAGGGTCACATACCGGAGATAGGGAAAACTCTCCTTGACTGCCTGCACCTGCCGCCACCGGCCCGTCATGTGGGCCTGCCTCAGGTTGGTGTCGTAGATGGTTCGCGTCCGCCAGCCACGGGAGCCCTTATAGCTCCAGCCATGGCGCTCCACGAGGGTGTCAAAGCTTTTCCGGAAGTCCTGCAGGGTGGTTCCGTCCTCAATGCCGGACAAAATGGCGGCATGAAAACCCGTCAGCAGATCCTCCGTCGTTGCCCCGGCAACCACAAAGGCCCTGGCGTGCATGTCGTTCCAGATATCCGTCCAGGCCTGGGTCGGGATACGGACCTTCTGCTTCAGGTGGTCGATGGCCTCCCGAAAGGGAACAGCCTCTGCGGCCTCTGCGCCTGGCTTCATGACACCATCCCTTCCAGACAGGCCACCCCCATGGCCTGTGCCATGAGATTCGCCAGCGCCTTACTGTCCATGGTGGGGTACGCCTCCAGCAGGCGATCCCGCAGCTCCTCCAGGGTGTCCACCTCATGCATCAGGTTCCGGATCGGCGCGATGAGGTTTTCCATGGCATCCATGGCAAGGTCGTCCAGCTGATCCGTCAGAACGTCCACATCGGAAAAGGGGTCAGACCCCTTTTGAGGGTCTAAAAGGGGTCTGACCCCTTTTCCTGCTTTTGCTTCGGCAAACTGCGGCCCTGCCGCCCCCTGCCGCCGCCGATACCCCTCACCGTACCGCTCCAGAACCGCCTCATCCGTCAGCTCGATGCCCATGGCCCACAACTGTGTATCCCGTTCGATCTGGGCCTTTTCGTCCTCCACGCGGGGAATGCGCCGCCAGACCTTGGGATAGGCAGCACCCGGGTAATTCCAGTCCGTCAGCCAGCGCACAGGGCCTGCGTTGAAACTCTCACACAGGAGATCCGCATCCGAGCGGATGATGTCCATCCGGACCGTATTGTGAACCCCTGCCGTTCCCGAATACGGGCCGATGGTGCTGGTGCCGGACTGGCCCAAAATGAGCTTGGCCACAGCGTCATCCCAGTATTTCAGGAAGGCTTCAAAATTGCCTTTCCCGGCCCCGGCGGCCTCCACCAGCTGGATGTCAAACCCGTCCGGCAGGGCCGTAGCCCCCAGGCTCCGCAAGGCCCTGGCCGCATCCAGCGCCGTTCGTTTTTCTTCGGGCCTGGCATTGTTCGGATACCGGGCCACCGTGGATGGCGTACCGAATTTGTCCAGAAAGAGGCTCCAGAACTTCGCCCCATTGCGCTTCAGGAACACGGGCCAGTACAGATGATGCGCCAGCCCCAGCCCGTAGGGGGAGTCGTCATCGTCCGCACCAAAGGCCACCACCCAGAATTTCCTCTCCGGCATCGGTTCCGACCGGCCATAGGCCGTACGCTTCCGCAGCTCTCCGTCCTTGCCGAACCCAAAGTTCCAGCACCGCCGCACCTTAAGGGCTTCCGGGTAAATCAGGGAGCCTGCCTTCGCCCACAAAAACTCCCCGACACCATAGCCATAATGAATGGCCATTGCCATTTTCCGCGTCTTGTCGTCCCATTGCAGGGCCTGAATCTGTTCCTTCAGCGCATCCGCCGCCAGCCTGTCCCTTCGGGCGGTTCCCCCCGCCTCCACGGTGGTTTCAAACCCCACAAGGGCATCCTGCCGCTGGCCAAACAAACTCTTCACCTGATGATCCCGCAACAGGGGCTGATACGCTTTAAGCTGGCCGCCCAGCCCCTGCAATACCGCATCCGGGTTGATCCGGATCTCATCCACATAACTCCCGAGCAGGGTGTCCAGCTCATCCGGATCTCCCAGCTCCTGCATCACCGGCGCTTTTGTCCTATCCATCGTAGTGGCTCCAGTCTGTCGGTTCAGGGAAAAATGGGTCAGCAACAGAAGAAAAGGGGTCAGACCCTTTTTGGCCTTCTCTGTTTTCAAACAAAAATTCCACAGGGGCCACATCCATCCGGCTGGCCGCATACGCCAGCACATGGGCGATGGCCGTATCCCCGTGCCGCTTGGCCCCCTTACCGCCGGTCCTCTCGTCCCTCGGCACCTTGGGCACCCCCCGCACCAGCTTGATGGCCCGGTGGTCGTCATACACGTCCGCATCCTGCGGGATGACCGTGGTCCCGTCCTCGAATGCCGCCTTAAAGGGGGGCATGTTATCCTGATACCAGGAGTCCGAAAGCTTCACTTCGGCAATCCGGGCCGCGCCATACCGCTGGGCACAGACTTCCGCCAGATACGCCCCGTTGCCCGTGGCGTCAAACTGCCCGCCACCGAACCGGGGCAGGCGGTCAATCACATAAAAAACAATCTGCCGCTGACTCTCAAAGGGCACGTTCCGCATCTCCACCAGAAACGGGGGCCGCCGGACCATGTTCCGCTGCACCTGCACCGGCCAGAGGGTGGACAAATCCCCGTTTCTGGCAAAGTCTTCACCAATATGGGAGCGCAGATCCGGGTCAAGCCCTTCCAGAAGAGGCAGCAGGGTGGCCCGGCACCACTGGTCGATCTCGACCACCCGCTCATGCTCCGGACGATGGGTAAACCCATCCGGCAGTACAAGCCGCACCACGGGAATCCCGTCCTCCTGCCGCGCCTCAATGAGCGCAGGCGGCAGATAGGCCCCGGCTCCCCTGGACGGAATACAAAACAGCTCTTCGTCCGCCCCCTCGCCATAGGTGGCAATCAGCTCCTCCCGCCACGCAGCTTCCTTCTCAGGACTCCATTCCTGCCCCTGCATCTCACAGATGCGCTTATACAGCCCATCGGCCAGGGCCTGATCCAGATCACAGCGCAGCAGGGCATAGGGCCTGCGTCCAGCCCGGATATCCTGCACCAGCTTGTTGAACGCATTGGTGTCCCCGTCATGGGTCGAAACCACAACCACCTTGCCGCCCCACATCAAAAGGGCAAAAGCGCTCTTCAGCAGTTCATCCAGGTCATCATGGAAGGCGGCCTCATCAATAATCACAAGGCCCTGATGGCCACGCAGGGCACGGGGAACGGAGGGAAGGGCAATCACGGAATTGCCGGAGGCAAACTCCGCCCGGAACGCCTTGATATCCCGCTCGGGCCTGTCCGGATCCCGGAACACCGTCTCGCCCACCTGCATGGAGACCTCGTTGAACTCCATGGCCCACTCCCCGCAGTAATGGATGAACTCACGGGCCATCTCCAGATTGTAGCCCATGTAAAACACGTTCATGCCGCCCTCGCCTTTGGCCTTGGCCGCATACCCCACCGCAAGGGCACCGGCGGCCCAGGAATACCCCGTACGACGGCTCTTTTCCACCACAGCAACAGCGCTTGAACGCACTACACGGATCAGCTCCGCCTGATACGGAAGAAAGGATCTCATGCCCCACCCCGGCTCATGCGCTCCATGATGGCGTCAATGGTCTCCCCGCTCACACCGGCAGCCCTCGCCGTCTCCCGCACGCCCTTGGCAGCCTCGGCCAGCACCTGCTTGCGGATGGCGGCAATGCGCTCCACAGATATCTTGTCCGCAGCATTCAGATCCCGCAAAGCTCCCGCCAGCATGGCCACCTCTTTGGTGCTCACCGCAGCCCCCTCATCCCCGGCCCCTGCCAGCTGTTGAAAGGCCACCGTGCGCAGCATCTCACTCAAAAGGCGGCCCACATCGCCGGACGGCTCCTCCTCCAGCTTACCCACCCAGACCTTGGCCAGCTCCTGGGCCTCCCGGTAACGCTCCATCTGCGCCCGTGTGGATTTCACATAACGGCCCACGGCAGACCGGGAAGGGGCCTCCTGGCCCATCATGCCCTCCAGATGCGTCACAATCTGGTCGATGGTTGCCCTGTCCTCCCGCACCAGCCTGTCCACAGCCTCACGGATACGTTTGTCCAGCCCTTTGATGCTGCTCCTGCGGGCCATGTCACACCCCCGGCAGGGGACGCTTCACACCGGCAACACGCGCACGGCCCGCAGCCACATCCGCCCCCCGTGTTGTCAGCGTGGCCACGGTCACACCGCCGGGATGGGACACCGTCGCAAGGCCCTGTTCCGCCAGCCAGCCCAGCTCCGTGCGCACCCGGTCATGGCTCACCGTATGCCCAAAATCGGGCAGGGCCGCAGCCAGCAGATATTCATTGGCCGTGTACCCCTCAGAGGCCTCCAGCAGCCGCAGCAGCACCAGCCGTCTGTCCTCCGCAATCAACCGTTCATACCCCATTCCGCCTCCCCTGATTGATCAGATGCTCATTGATCAGATCCACAGCCCGCGCCAGACCCTGTAATGCGCCTTTAATCTCCCGCAGGTCTCCCCCCAGCGTTGCAATGCGGTCGTGCAGATCCGCTATGTGCGCAGACGTGGGCAGATGCCGCATGTCCCGCTCCACACAGGCCACCCGGTCTTCCACGCAGGACACCCGCTCCCCCACACTGTCAATGGCAGAGCGGGTGGCATGGTTCCGTCCCACCCACCAGCTATAGACCCCGACACCCACCACGCCGGTGGCCGTACCCAGATCCAAAAGAAATTTCAGTGCTGCCCAGTCCCATTCCATCGTCACCTCCCCATGCGATCCTTTTCCTTCGATCCCAGGGAGGAGCCAAACCAGAACTGCAAAATCATGGGTATGGATGCCGTGAGGACACCGATCACCGTATTTAAAATGCCGAATACACGATCCCCAAAATCCACATCGCTGTTTGCAACCAGAAGCCCCAGGACAGTGAAATACCCCACCACAAACACGCCACTCAGCAGCACCTGGGGCCAGATCGTCAGCTTAAGAACCTGCCGGGCATCCCGTCTGTCCGATACGGCCAGCCGTTCCTGATCCAGCCCCAGCGCTGTCATGCGGATCTGAAAATCCTGCTCCATGCGCTTCAGCTCCAAAAGCCGTTCCGGTGTGGCCGACTCAATGGCGCTGGCCAGATCCTGCTCGGTTGCGTTCGCATCCCCCAGAAATTTTTCGCAGAGATACCGCACCGCCACACCGCCAGCAGGCCCGGTCAGACTGGCCGCTATGCCGGGAGCCACGTTCTGTACCAGCCGCTTCCAGGTTGCCACCTGGCCCGATCCCTTCATGCCCGCCCCCGGCCCGCCCACCACAGCGCGGCGTCGAAATTGGGGCAGGTCTTCCGGGGATCCAGCTCCCGGTGCCCCACAACCACAGCCTGGGGACAGACCGCCAGCCACCCGCGCAGCACACCCTCCAGGGCCTCCATCTGTACCTCCGTAAAATGATCCCGCCCCACAAGGCAGACCCCAAGAGACACACCATTTGCACCCTGCACATGGGCACCCACCCAGTAGGGGGGTCTGCCCGCCTCCACGGTGCCATCCCTGCGGATCACCGCGTTATAGCCAATGCCATCCCAGCCCCGTTTCACATGCCAGCCATGGATCTCCGCCGCCGTCACCTCCCGGTCGTTCGGCGTGTCCGAGCAATGCACCACCAGATACCGTATCCCTTTCATACACCCCTCCCTGACGCCTTCGTCATACTCCTCTGAATATACATGTCTCCACAGTCCTGTTTTTTCACCTTGAGAAACAGAGGGGGTTTCAAGTGTTTATGAAAGGAAAAGGGCGGCCCTTGCGGACCGCCCTTAAAGTGGTTTGTTTGATCTCTGTTTTTCTCTGTAGGGGCAGGCCCCCGTGCCTGCCCGCTTCAAAACCCCGGTAAAGACACCTGACTGCGATCCTGCCGCAGCCTCCGCTGCACGCTGATAATGTTGTAAATCTGTGCCGTGGTCAACCCCACCCGACGGGCCAGCTCCAGATGATTGGAACCATCAAAGGCACGGTAGATGGCAGCATCCCGGATAGCCCGCCGCAGCTTCTCGTCCTTCGGCAGATAGATGCTCCGCCCTCCCAGATGATGCGCAATAACCACAATGATATCCTGCGCCTGCGCCATGGCCTCCTCCGATACCATCTGCTGGTGCACCTCCAGATGATCGGCCAGCACATCCACAAGTTCCGCCAGCAGTTTCGGCCATACCCCCTGAGATTCCCGCATATCCGGCGTCATTCCGGACAAAACCTGCTGCGATTCCATGACACTGGTCTCCACCACATCAGCCAGACACCTGGGCATCGGTCTCCTCCATAGGGCAGTGATTGATTTTGAGTATGCGAACATCGCTACAGGTTTTTTTCAGGTGCCGGATGAGAGCGCCGGGGCTCTTCCATCCCCAGCGAAAAAAGAGGTCAGACCCCTTTTTTATTCTGGCGGGCCTGGCAAACCGCCGCCGGATATCGGTTTCCTCCATCAGCCACTTTGCCCTGAAATCACCATTGACGAACCAGATAATCATGAGCCGCATCTTTGCGTAGTTCACCTGTAAATCCAGCCTGTACCCGTCACACATCAGCGTGACGCTGCCAAAGGGGATTCTCAAAGCCTGATCCACCCGTTTCCAGTCTTCATTTTTCATGCCTTCCTCCCGTTGGCTGCTCATCAGCGCCGGGCCACCACGCCCGACGGACGCTCCCAAAAGGGAGCGTTTCGCTTTTTACCGCCCAACCGCCAGCACACGCATGCAATAGTCCACAATCGGCTCCAGCGGCCCCCGGAACCGCCACAGGTGCGCCATCACATACGCCTTTGACCCAACCTTCACCCTGTCCCACCTCTCATAGGGCAGGGCCTTCAGGCTCACCACCAGGGCGGCTTTAAACCCTTCTTCGTCCACAGCCCGGCGACTGAGGCCCCCGGGGCCTGAGGCCAGAGAAGTCCGCCTGTCCATCTCCACCAGCATCTGGGCCGTCAGGCGGGCCATGGTAGACTCCCGGATCTCTTCCGGGTACTGTATGTCCGTGCTCATGCCTCCACCTCGCCGGGTCTTGCATCCACCACAGCCAGATCCAGAGGGATGGCCCGATACTGATCCGTATCCCCAACACGCTCATACACCCGAACATACACGGCGGTTCCGGCAGTCTGGATGGAGTCCGTCAGGGCCTGCATGGCCCGTCTCCACTCATCATCCTCAATATTGAGCCGCAACAGCTCCAGGATGGCCGATGTCCGGATCTGCCCTTTGCTGTCTGTCCGGAACGCCCTGTCCACCAAAGCGCAGATGTTGGCGTTTGCTCCCTCGCTCCATCTCATGATGCAGGCGTTTACCAGCTCCTTGGCGGCCTCGATTTCCTCCGTGAACACGATCCGCTCCGCGTACGTCCGCTGTATTTTGTATTGGCCATTGTAGGAGGTGATGGACACATTCCCCTTCTTGCCGCCGATCTGCACCTCGTAACGCTCCGCAGCAATGGCCACCAGATCGGCAACGTCCTTCAGGGCCTTGTATTTGAAGGCCTGAAGCCGCCGGTGAATATCCACCGCCTCGGCGGCAAGATTCCTTGCCACCTCATCCCGCAGCAGATCATGCTCCCGTACCTGGGCGATGGGCACAAGATGCCCGGCTGCGTTTTCCATATAGCCTTCCTGCGGCTTGGTTCTGACCATTTCCATTGATTAAACTCCTTTTAGAATCAGAGGGTTTCCAGCGGCATCTGCTCTAAGGCTGCCACCCGCTCCGCCAGTGCAAAAAGGTTGTTGCCGATGCCAATAATCTTCCGCAGATCCTTGTTACCCACTCGCTCCGTCAGGCTTTTAACCTCCAGCCCCAGGGCATGAAGCTCTCCGGAGATGGGGCCACGGGGGGCTGCTTCGGTTTCTGTTGTCAGCGGTGTTAAATCTGCCCAGGGTTGCGCCATTGCTGCCTCCGTTTCATTGAAGATATTCATATTCAGGACTCCCGCTCCTGCCGTAAAAGGCTGCCGTCGTTAAGGTCGTTAAAGTCCTTAATGACCTTAGGGGTTTTAAAAGAGGGTCGGGCCACTTCTAAAGCCTGACCACAGGCCTCATACAGGTCGGACAAAAGATCCAGGCCGACAAAACCCGGTGCCTCACACTGCCTTATCGTGTGCATAACTGCGTCTCCTTCCGCGTGCCTGCGCCATGCATCCCCAGCATCCGCTCCCAGATGCGGGCCACGTCCAGGCTCCGGGTCAGCTCCTGCTGAGTGCATCGGGCCGGATACATGCCCACCTGAATACGCCCCCCATGGGGATAGTCCTTGCCTTTCTCCGTCATCATCGCTACTCTGCCTCCGTCTTTTACTGTTATCTGCCCCCCGGTGGTTCCCGTCACCTGGGGGCTTTCTTTATGGGGAAGGGCAGGCAGGGCCAGTGCCAGCACCCATGCCAGCAGACAGACCTGCACCAGACCTAACCCCGCCACAGCCATACGCACCACCTTCCCACCTCCCTGTTTCCCTCTTTTAAATCTCAAATAATGAGAGCAAGCCCTCACGCTGCGGACTCCCCCTGCTGCTTCCACCGCCGCATCCCGGATATGATGTTCGTTGCCTGCTTCCTGCTGGCAAAGCGCACATCCTCCACACCCGCCGTATGCTTCACAAAGCCCCGCAGCCTCCCGTCGTCCAGGCCGTCCTTCCACCCGCGCTCAAAGGCCAGTCGCTCAATCTGCGCCAGTTGCTGAGTGGTCGGCTTCGTCAGATCCTGCCCCCCACGGGGAGCAGGGTTCGGAACATAGATGTCCGCTCCCATGTCCTTGAGCATCCAGCACCACTCGGCCAGCTCTGTGTCGCTCATGTCCCGGCAGGATGCATGTCCCGTATGGGTTTTCTGGATATCCCGGCGCGTTTCCTCATCCCATCCCAGCTGGGTCGCGGCCTTGTGGGCGATGTGCAGCAGGGTGCGCCTGCGCTGGGGAACGGTTTTTTTCGTGTCTTTTTTCATTTCTTTTTTCATGCCTGGCCTCCTTCACACCGTTCACGGTGAGCTGTGAGCTTGACGAACAGTCGAACCGTCGAACCGTTTCCGTTCCGGGTGATGAAAAGGTTAGGGGGTGAGGGCACCTATGCCCGGAGTTCCGCCACCCGGCAGCCTTTGCAGTTCTGCCGGGGGCATTCCACACAAACCTGATCCAGCGGAACGGAACGGCCCTTGTCCATGGCCGCCATCAGGGCCTGATACCGTGTCACCAGATCTCCGTTCCTGTCGTACTTTCCGTTTTTCAGCAGCGATGCCGCAGGTTTGGAGCAGCCCAGCACCGCACAGATCTCATTTAAAGTGAGCATCAGGCCGCCCCCACTTCCCTGCGGTTGGCCGTCCAGGTCAGGGCCGCTTCCAGCACCGGCATGGTCAGGACGGAAACCTTGTTGGATCGGCAGATGCGCATACACTCCTCTGCCAGTTCCACCGCCTCGCCCCAGTTCCCCCTCCGGCAGCCCTGCCAGAACTTGGTGGCCGTTTCCCGATCCACATCACCAAAGCGGGGCTGGAGCACATACAGAAAGGCTTCTGAACGGTCAAGGTGGCCCATCCGTGCCCGCTTCGCTCCGATCCTGCGGCCAAGCTGAAGCAGCAGGGGGCGGGTCTTGGCGTTCACGAACTGGCGTTCATAGATTTCTGTTCCCACCAGCAGTACGGCAAAGCCGCACTCATCGGCCAGATACCGCAGGGCCTCCAGGGCCTGCCA